GCTGCCGCCCGCCAACCCTCATCGCTGCCCATCGCCAGTTCCAGAACGAGCGGTACGGGTATCGCCTTCGCCTGCACCATCCTCTTCACCACCACGGTAGCCTGTGCTATCGTCCGTTCATCAAATCCAGTATTGCTCATAAAGCCTCCGCCAGTGAGAAGGGGGAACCGAAGCTCCCCCCTTTTGCTTACTTCCTACCTCAGCTTACTGGAACGCGCCCAGATAAGCCATCGTACCTTCGTGGTTCACTTCCAGACCTGCTTCCGTCAGCCATTGCCCCTTCTGGGTATCGCTGTCGGGTGCTTGGATGTTGTCCTTGAAGGCCGTATCGCGGAAGTGGCGGTACTTCAAGGCGCTCGGGTCGATGACAAACGCGCTGTTCGTGTAGCGAGCGTGGTTGTTCATCAACGGATGGCTCTTCAGGTAGAACACACCTTGCGGGGTAATCCAGCGCTGCAGAGACATACCGTACAGCTTCACCACACCGTCGAAGTTCACACGGCTGGAGCGGCTGTTCTTCGCCACCTTGTTGATGACATTGATTGCGCCGTTTCCGGCCAGAATCAAACGCTCATCGCCAGCACCGGAGCTGAAGTTGAACACCGGATACAGGGCTGCGAGCAGCGAATCCTCCGTGACAGCCGCGCCGAAGACGGTAACGTTGCTGGCCAGGAAGGAGCGGATGCCGCCAGTGGTGCGCTTCGGCTTACCGTTGCCGCCAGTAGTTTCCGACTTCTGGCCGAACAGAAACGCCCATTCCATAGCGATGGAGTGGTCGAACATCTTGCGCTTCTTGTCATTTTTCAGCGGGTCACCAGTGCGCAGATTCGTACCTTTTGCGGTATTCGTCAGCTCATAGGTGGTCTTGAAGATTTGGCAGAAGTTGCTCAGCTTCGTCGGGTTGCGAGTGGACGAGGTGGGCGCGCCGGAACCTTCCGAGTACACATTACCGATTTTGGTCAGGTAACTCGCATCGGCAATAGCTACCGGGGTTGTGCCTGCCGCACCACGAATGACTTTGAAGGTAGTGGCGTTGGTCACAGAAGCGACCTCCACGATTTCGTTGTCGTAGGTGGTGGAATCAGCTTTCTCCACGAGCAGCAGGTCACCGGCAACCAGGTTGGTCGTATCGACGGCAGCTTGAATCACCAGCGTGGTAATCACGCCGTTAGCAATCGCGCCATTGAGCTGAACGCGCATGGTGTTCAACTGCTCTTCCCACCACGCAAACTCAGGGTCGTTGGTCGACTCGCTGCCCATTTTGCTCAACAGAGCGGTCAGAGGTGTCTGGCCGTTAGGCTGACGCCACAGGATTGTTTCACGAAAGTTCTTGGGGCGCTCATCCATGCCCCAGTCACCAGTACCGCGAATTCCGAGAATTGCCATTTTGTTTCTCCTTGATATGGTTTAATCGGGGGACATTCATTTAGAATAAACCTCCCCCATTATACCATCAGCTTAGTCGTCCAGCAAATCCGCGAAGATGTTATCTCCGGACTTCTTCCCGCTAGCCGGAAGCGCCCCGCCTTTACCTGCCGGACGAACCGGAGTATGCGGCGTTGCTTTCTTCTGCCCTGCGGATTTCCCGCCCTTCAATTCCACCCCCAGCATCTGTGCCGCGAGCAGGCCGATGGCCTTTGTCGCCTCTTGTGGAGTTGCCTTCGGGTTGAGCTGGCGGTACGTCTTGCCAATCTCAAGCACCTTATTATGATGCGGCTTCAGCTCCGGATAAGCACCGTAGAACGTATCGACTGCCTGCCGTTCCCGTGCACTCACCTTCTGCGTTTTCTCCAGCATCTGCGGCACGATTTGTTGCATCCCTTCCAGCAGCGAGCGTTGCAGGTTTAAGTGCATGTTCGCAAGCAGCTTCGGTAGCACCAACTCTGGCTCCGTTTGGAGTTGCTCGGCGGTCTCGTCGTCCAGTTTGTAAACTGTCTCCAAGCCCTTCCGTTGCTCGTCCAACCATTCCTGGTAGTCGGATTGTCGCTTGGCAATCTGCTCAGGCGTGAGCTCCTGCACTTCCTCCGCGACCGATTCGGTGACTGGGGCAGCCCCTTCCTCGTTCTCCGTTCCTCCAGCAACAGCATCTGCGGTTGACGCCGCATCGACCGGGGTATCCCCCTCGTCGTCAGAAGCACCATCAGAAGGGTCTTCATCGCTCCCCTCCGAGGCGTCGGAAGATGACTCTTCCTCGTCCCCCTCGTCGTCGCCGTGGTCGTCAATCCCTGGCACCGTCGAGTTCAAGTCCTCCCACTTAACGGATTCGGTATCCGCTGTGCTGGCCGCTGGTGCGCCACTTTCTTCATTCTCCCTGCTCATTCTCTTCCTCCTTCATCTGATTGATAAGCTGCTGAATCTCGAAACCTAAGTCCTCCACCGTTTGCTCCGGGAGGCGCAGGACGAGACGGATACCGGCCACTTCCCCCTTCGCGTATTCCTGTTCCATTGCAGCGTCGAGGTTGGTTAGCGGGGTAAGCATAATGCGGTCTGTCCGAACCCGTACTTGCTTCTCCAACTGTGCCTTGATTGTCGCCCACGCAGGAAAGGCTTGCAACTCCTCATACGCCCGCTTCAGCTCCAGCGCGGAGGATAGGAGCTCCTTCTTGTTTTCTTCGCTCATAATGTCGGCCCCATTCCAGGCACCTGCCCAGGTTCCGGCATACCGGAGGTCGTGGCAGACGCCACCTCGTTCATAGGTACGAGGTTTCCCTTCGCAGCCTGCAGTGCAACCTGCTCGTTATCCGCTACGCTCAGGCGGAACTGCTCGATATTCTTCAGCCCTGCGAGCTGCGCCACGAACCCGAAAATCTTCCCGAAGTCGTACTGCCCCGCCACCTGCGGCATCTGCCCCAGCTGCGCCATCATCGTTTGCCAGAGATTTACCTGCGCGAAACGGTCAACTGGCATCGTTCCGTCCACTGGCACGAAATCGTAGAAGCCCGCAATGTCCTCCGGGGTAATCTTGCGGTAGGGAGCACCAAGCTTCGCGGCACTCCCCGCCACCCGGTACTGCCTATCATCATCGTACATCTGCTGCGTGACCTGAATGAGCTGCTGAGTGAGCGGGCCGAAGCCTGTCGCGCTAGCGTACTCCGCCACCGTCTTCATCCGATTGACACCGAAGGTCGTCGATGCCCGCACCTCAGTAGCCGACTTCCGCCCCGAGTTCACCATGCCCATCAGTGAATCGTTCACCCCGCCAACCCGCTGCATCATTTCCGCGACGAGGTTGAAGTCAGTCAAATGCGCTCGAGTAACGTCCTGCACGGGAAGTTGCGAAACAACCGCCCGAACATCCGAACCGTAAGCCTCCGGCTTCAGTCGCAGCAAGCGGCCAGGCCCAGGGTCGGTGAAGTCCTTCATCACAATGCGCGAGGGGTCGACGATAAACTGGTCGTTCAGCGATTTCCTCACGTTGAAGAAGTGGGTGTTGACGAGCCAGCTCAGTACATCATTCATCGGTTGGAGGACTTCGAGCATCGAGCGATTGTAGGTAGCATGCCCGCCCACCTCCCCCTCCAGCGCCTCGAACGGAAACTTCCCGTGCCAGTAGCCCACAGGCTTCGCGGAGATGATGATGTCGTCGGTCATGATAGTGAAGACCCAGACCTCAGCCTTCTCCCCTCCACCGAAGCCCCACTCGCGGGGAAGCAACTTCACATAGACCTCATACCCCTTGAATGGAGCGAGGTCGTTGTCCTTCGAGTAAATCGCGCCAGTGCCGGCGCCCGGAAGCTGCATCTGCGAATTGCCGATATCCCGCTGACCATTCGAAGGGCCACGGAGAAGCAGTTCCTCCACATTCACATAGTCCTTCCGCGCCTGCCCTTCGAGCAGTTCGAGGCGGGAGAGTTCGATGTAGCGACCGCAAAACTCCCCTTGCTGGAAGTTCCCGTAAGTCACGCGGGGGTCTGTAAGCCAGTCTTGCGGCCGCACGTTGTAGAGCTTCGTCCCCGAATACCCCTTGTGCACTTGTTCAACCTTAACCCGTTTCTTCCTTCCCGTTTTAACGCCGAGGAAAGTTTCCTCCTGTATTTCGTAGCGAGGGGAGGAAATCATTTCATCCTCCCAGTAGTACCCGACGATCCCAAGTCCGTACTTCAGCATATCGTGCAGCCAGATGTAGTACGGGGGGAGGTGGAGACCGCTGTTAACCTGGTAGTCGAGGAGCGCTTCAATAGCCTGCTCCTGCATCTGCCCCTCCCCGTGGCGTCCCTGCACTTGCTGCAGCGGGGAGCGCCCGAAGAAGACGGAGGTTTGATAGGTGTGTGCGGTGAGCATCATGGCGTAGCTGTATGGCACTACGATGGTCGTGTACTGCGGCAGCCCGTTCTGGTCGCGCAGCCCCTTGCGCACGGAGTCGACGGCGGTCTCGGGCATGTAGGCGAGATAGTCATTCTCCAGCCTGTCCCACGCCAGCTTCCTATCCCCCATCGCTTGCTGCGCCGCATTTATTCGGTCGCGCAGGCGCTCGGCCAAGCGAAGATGCTGCGCACCGCGAACCGCCAGGTTAATACTAATCGAAGCACTCATGGACAACCCCTTGTGTAAACTGCCGGTTCATACTCGTCTTCATCCAGTTCCCGCGCCTCCCCGTCAACGGTGAAGGCTTCGTCGCGGAGGTATGGCCGGAGCGCCATGATACCTATAGCGAGGCAGTCGATGACGTCATCCTTCTGGTCAACCCTCGGGTCGAAATCTTGCAGCTGCTGCAGCAGTTTCTCCATACCTGGGTAGATGTACAGCTGTTTATATGCTACCACGCCGCCCAGAGCTTGCAATATCCGGTCAACTTTTTTGCGCCGGTCTTGCACTCGGTCGATGGGGATGAAGATTCGGCGCTTCTCCATCTCTTTTTCGAGGAACCAAGCAAGGACGCGCTGGAAGGAAATTGCCTCGACGGCTGCCTTGAACGGACGCCACTTCAGGATTTGTTGGAAGAAGTGGGCGGCGGTGGCATCCGGCATCTCCCCCTTATCCGCATGGTATTCCAGCACGTAGATATTCCCCCCATGCGCGCCGACAGTCATCACAACGTTATCATCTGCGGTAGCGGAATCGCTGGACGCGGGGTCGATGGCGATGAGGCAACGAATTTTGTCCGGCAGCACGTCGATGAACTGGACGTTGCTCACCTGGAAGGGCTTCTGCTCTGAGTGGACAATCGCGCATTCCATCTCACGCATCCAAATAGCGTACCGCCCCATGCGAACGGCGGCTTCCTTATCCACCTTAAGCTGCGCCGTGGGGAGGCGCACTTCCCAGCGCGAATTCCCCTGTTCATCGAAGATGGAATAGCGAACGCCGTGCCAGGAAATGTCGCGCAGGCAAGTCTCCACCACGTCATCCTTGTTCAGTGGGGTTTGAAGTAGAACGAGCTTCGCGTTCGGGCAGTCGCTCTCCGGTGCGAGGGAGTTCAGGAGCGCGCCAAAGAAGAGGTCAGCAATCTTATTCCTCTGTTCCACCGTCGCTGTGTTCTCCTCGCTCAGTATATCATCCGCGATAATCAGGTCGGGGCGGTAATCGTCGGGGTTGAAGCCACGAATCTGCCCCGTGATACCCATAGCGAGGATGGTGATGGGGGTTTCGTCTACTCCATGATATATCTCAATAATCTCGTCCGTCCACTTCGAGCCTTTTCGCAACTGAAAGGTCTGCGCCCACGCAGCGTTGTACTCAATCTGCCGCTTCAGCCAGCGAACGGAGAAGACCGAGTGGCTCTGCGAGACGGAGACGTACATGATAGTGCGGGAAATGGCGTAAGCAATCCGCTGGGAAGTGAAAACGCGGAGAAGGGTTGTCTTCGCCCCGCCCCGGAAGACCTCGAACGCGTTAAGTCGCGAAGGGGAGTAGAGAATCCTCCCTATATCGGTGTGGAAAGGCGGTGTTCCTTGGCGGTAGGCACGGGGGAACCAGAGCTTTCCATACGCATCAAGGCGCTTCGCCCCGAGCATAACCGCTTCCTTCGCTGAAAGGGGAACTAACCCCTCGGTGGTTGCTACGGTTTCCATATATGGACTCCTCTTAGATAGTGTTGCGTGAACGGCGCTGCCACGAGCCTCACCGCATCGCGGCAGACAACCGCTGGGTCGTACCATTTCACCACTTCCAGGTAACGAATCTGCCACAGGAAGGCGGGGAAGAGGTGGCGGAGGACGGGGGAGTACAATTCCTCCATCTGTTCCCACGCTTGCGGGGTGTGCTGATATTTAACCTCGACGATAGTGAGGACGCCGGCAGCGAAGTCAAGGTGCATTCCGTCAGGTTGGCACCAGTGCCAGCCCGTCTCGTCGAGGAAACGGAGCCAAGGGCTGTCGAGGTAGAGGTGCGACTGGGCGCGGAGATGCGTCTGCACCGCTTTCTCATACCGAACGCCAGCCGCTCGCCTCCCTGTACATCGCCGCCGGAGTGCGAACGGTGGCCAGCCGGAGAAGTACGCCTGCGTTACTCCCCCTGCGTGTCGCATAGCTGTAGCTCGAGGGTGGTGGCGGGT